GTTCGCTGTTGCGCAAGTACTCGCCTTCCCAGACGTGGCGGTACTTGTCGGGGTCGCGCTTGCGATCGTACTCGAGCTCGGCGCGGAGGACGGAGGGAAACCAGGGGTTATCGCCGTGGTTCACCGTCAGCAGCTTCGAGCGCGGCGGCATCGTCGCCCCGCAGAACATCGCGTCGACGGGGTCCGTTTCGAGACGCGGGTTCCACGAGAAGACGAGCTGCGAGCCCGGTTTGCGCACCGTCGGGATGAGCACGTCGAGCGAGCCTTGCGAGACGCTCTGCGCCTCTTCGATCCAGCACACGTCGATGCCTTCCATCGACTTCACCGAGTCGATGTTCGTGCGAAGGCCGACGAAGAGGAATAGCGACCCGTTCGCCCCGCGGATCTCGGTGTCAGTCGACGTGAAGAACGCGCGAAGGCCAGCGCGCTCGATCTCGTAGTCGAGGAGACGCTTAACGCTGTCCTTGATGCTCTTCTGAATCTCGCGCGCGCACAGGATGCGCAGCGGCTTCTGGGCCGCGCGGAGCACGAGCGCGCTCGCGATGGAGCGCGACTTGCCGCCGCCGCGACCGCCGCGCACGGCGATGTTGCGCAGGCTTTCGTCGAAGAGCACCGAGGCCCACTCAGGGAGCTCGACTCTGGTGTTACTCATCGCCCTTCTTCGACGTGACGAACGAGACGGTCACCGCCGCCTGCAGCGGGGCGGAAGCGTCGCCAGCGACCTCGAGCCGGTCGCCGTACTTCTTCGGGGCGAGCTTCGAGAGGAGCCACTTGCGGGTGTCGACCTGGAGGCGCTTCTGCGCGACGGCGCCCGAGTCGGTCGCACCCGCCGGGGTGATGGGCGCGGGCTCGTCGCTGATGCGCATGATGTCGCTCGCGATCTTTTCGAGCATGGATTCCCGGGCTTTCGCGTACTGGTCATTGAGTTCTGGCCGGTCGGCCAGTTCTTTCATGAAGACGCCCCAAGCGAGCCCGACCTCGTCGCACGCCTGCCGTGAGCTCATGCCGTTCGCCATGAGCGTGAAGATCTTTTGAACCTTCGCGGGGCGTTCGGCCTGCGCGGCCTCTTGTTTCCGCGTTCGTGGCATGTCGTTACCCTACCTCAATTTCAACGAAGAGCCCGCCAGCATTCCGAAGCCGAGCCTCTGCAATCGCAACGTGCTTCGGGTCGAGGTCGACGCCGATGAAGTCGAAGCCGTCGAGGAGCGCCGCTTTCCCGGTCGAGCCGGAACCCATGAACGGGTCGAGCACGAGGGCGCCGGGCGGCGTGATGAGGCGCACGAGCCAGCGCATGAGATCGACGGGCTTCACCGTCGGGTGCGTGTTGCGCATGTCGCGCGGGAGCCCTTCGTTCCGGTCTTCGGCGTCGGCTTTCGGCGAGTAGAAGAAGCGGGCGGCGTCGCCGAAGCGTTCGGTCGCTTCGTCGCTTCCGTCGTGCGTGACGTTGGCGGGCCAGCGGCCTAAGCCGTCGGCAGACCCGTCTCGTTCTCCGGTGAACCCGCTAGGCCCGAGCGAGTAGGTGCGGCCAAACTTGCCAACTGGCGCGGGCGTCTTGTCGCTTGCTGGAATCCGACACGCCTCGACGTTGATCGCCCCCGTCCCATGCGCGAGCACGTTCGCGGCGACGGTGCCTTGCAGCGGCTTCCGGGCGAGCACGATCGGCTCGTGCGCTGGCTTCAGGGCGGTGCCCCAGCCGGACCACTGGCGGGCGGCGGCGGTTGCGGGGGCGGTGATAGCGTGCTCCGTGTAGCTGTCGGCGCTGTTGTACTTGCCGCCGCGGATATCTTGAACGCGACGCGTCGAAAGAACTTCCCGCTCCGCACCCGCCGCCTTGTCGATCGCCTTCGACACGTCGAGCGACTTCGGGAACCCCGAGCCGTAGATCCACATGAGCTGGTCCCGTACCTCGAAGCCCGCGTCCTCGATGGCAACGGCGCCGCGGTGGTAGGTGCGCGAGCCGAAGAACGCGGCCATGTGCCCGCCGGGGCGAAGCACGCGGAGCACCTCGCGCCACACGTCCGCCGACGGCACGGCGTGATCCCACGCCTTGCCCATGAAGCCGAGCCCGTACGGCGGGTCGGTCACGACGGCGGCGACGCTGGCGTCTGGGAGCTCGCGCAGGCGCTCGAGACAGTCGCCGGTGAGAAGGCGGGCCTTCACGGCTTCACCTCGGGAATCCTGTACCACGCGCCCTTGGTCCGTCCAACCCGCTCGACGAGCCCTCGCCTGACTGCCTCCGTCAGCGCCTTGTGCGTCGTGGAGCGGCCCCACCCTAGCGACTGCTGGACGAGGCTCGCAGTCGCGCGAGAGTGGCCCAAGGACGCAGTTTTGACGACGAGGGCTAGTCGGGTAAGGGCCTCGTCCGAAAACGCGCCCTTGCGCCCGCTGGCGCGGATGACGGCCTTCACGTCGCCACCTCGAGCGCCGTGACGAGGGCTTCGACCTCTGTGGGGCGGTAGACGTACTTACGTTCGTCGTAGAAGTCCGGGTCGGGACCAACGTCCACGCACCACCTTTCCGGCGACCCGTGGGAGTGGACCACAAACGCCACGATGTCGGCGTCCCCGTGCGCCTCGCGGACGAGGGCGAGAAGGCAGCCGAGCGTGGCGGGGTCGGTGAGGTCGGGGACGATGTGCACGCCGAGCGCCTGTTCGTAGGTCACGAACTCATCGTCGACACGCGCCTGCCGCTGGCCGTGTGACGGCGTACCGGGCGCGTACCTGAGCACCGCCGTGCCGGGGAGCCACCTCCACCGCGGACACGCCACCGCGCGCCGCCCGAGAGCCTCAAGCTCCGCGGCCTTCACGGCGCCCCCAAGGCGACGAGGATCCCGAAGAACACGCCGATGGCGGCGAACGTGAGCGTCACCGACACCGCGTACCCGATGGCTTCGCGGATGAGCCCGCGGCGGGGCGGGGGCAGGAGCGCGTTCACGCGACACCCCGCATCCGCAGGCACGCGGCGAGGAGGTCGCGGAGCTCGGGGTCGGTCGTGACGGCGAGGAGGCCGCGGAGGTCGGCGATCGTTGCGTAGTTTCCACGAATTCGAATCACGTTGTCCTCTCAGTTCTCGGCGGTTTCCGCCGCTGACGTTCGTTATAGGGAACGATTGAGCGGCGCGCAACTAACATGCGTTTCTTTTTTTGTTGAGCTTGCCGAACTTTGACGGCGGCGGCCTTTTTGCCGTCATCGGAGCGCCAGCGGTGAACCCATCGAGGAGCTTCCGGTACGCATCCGCCTCTTTCGCATTGAGCTTCCCCGGCTTCGCCTTCGTCGCCTCGAACGGCTTCAGGTTTCCAACCTCGCCGCCAAGAAGAACGATGACGGCCTTGGCGAGCTCGAAGCGATGCTCGACGAGCTTCCAGTACTCGCTTCCGCCGGCAAAGCGTTTGCCGTCGAAGCTGAGCCAGTAGTTCGCCTTCGCCTTCGCGTAGCCGTCGGCGGCGACCTTCACCATCCGCCAGTCGCTTTCGTTGTGCGCTTCGCGCCGGAGGACGCTCCACCGCGCGCCGTCAATCTTCGCCGTCATTCCGACGAGCTCCCAACCTTCTCCCAAATCCGCGTTCCCATAGAATCTCTGCATGGTCCAACTCCTTACGCATCCTGGTTGACGTACCTGCCTCGACGCTGCGGTAACGGGTAACTGGGTAACCCCCTTAATTAAAAGGGGGGTGGTTACCCTGGTTACCCCTCACCTTCGCCACAGCCCCCGGGGTAACAGTTACCCCAGAGTTACCATTCAGTTACCTAGTTACCCTTCCCGCTTTGCGATGAGCAGCCCCGTAGCCTGCACCTCGTTCGACACGACCCATCCGTGCTCTTCGGGCGAGATGATGCCGCCGTCGAGCAGGAGCTGAATCAGCTTCCCGCCGTTCGGCTTCAGGACTTGCTTAACGGAACTCTCCTTCCACTCCTGCTCGAGCAGGTAGGCGCGAAGCGCGGCCCGGCTAACGTAGGGAAGTTCGCGTCGCTCCTCCATTCCAGAGCTCCACCACGCCGCCTCGAATGTCTTCCGCGCCGCGTCAACGGGGCTCGGTTTCTTCCGCATTGGCGTTGCCTCACCTTCCGCCGCCGTCAGCACGGCGGACGTCACGGCGACCCCGTCCTCGTCGAACCAGCCCTCGATCTGCACCGAGAGAAGCTGCGCGAAGACGGGCGCC